TCACCGCCAGCGCAAACGCCACCATCGTCACCTGTCCCACCTGCGGACGCGAGCAGACGGCGAGCGCCGTGCGATTGGATCTGCTGGAGCGCAGCATCCGCAGCGGCAAGGCGTTTACGGCGGGGGAGTGCGCGCGACTATTGCGCGGCGCTGGCTATTCGGTGTCGGGTTCCACGATCCGTTCGTGGAAGCATCGCGGGCTGCTCCAGCCTGATGGAAGGGCTGGGCGGAATCAGCCCGTCTACAGGCTTCGAGACGTGGCCGCACTGTTGCGCGACACGCCGATGGACTGACGTTTTGGAAGCTGCAACGCATACTTGTCAGTGGATTAGAGGGTCTGAATCATGGCAGTGAATCACGTTCAGGCCCTCGATTCATATCCGATGGATGGTTGGCGGAGCAGTCGAACGCACCCGCTCGCTAAGCGGGAGACCTTGACGGGTCCGCAGGTGCGAATCCTGCACCATCCGCTTCATGGGCCGATGGATCCACCACGCGCTCCCAACCCGCGTGGGCATGGCGGCCCGCCACACGTTTCGCAGGGAGGTATGAGATGCCACCCACCATCACGCTGCGCATCACCGACAACGCCGACCGACCGTTGGCCAGCATGGAGGTGCCCGTGCCGCTGTCCGGGGAGCCGGGCGAGTGCGCCATGTTCGACGCCGAACGATTCGAACGACTGCTCGGCAAGGGATGCATAGCGTTCCGCAGGGTGTTCGACGATGGCGTCAAGGAGTAACCCGCGCCGGAGCAACGGGCATCGGCGGGACATGCTGCGCAGGCGAGTGCTCGCCGCCTACGATGTGTGCGCCATCTGCGGCAAGCCCGTAGACAAGACATTGAGATCACCGCATCCCATGAGCGCGGAGGTGGACGAGCTCATCCCCGTCTCGCGTGGCGGTGACCCGTTGAGCTTCGCCAACTGTAGGCTCACGCACCGGCGGTGCAACCGGCTGAAGAGCGACAAGAGCGACGAGTACGCGAGAAGACAACTGGAGGGAAAGGCCGAGCCGACTGCGCGGGCGCTGCCGTTCGCGACGGTCGGCCTCGACTGACACGACACGCCCGGAATGCACGGGGAGGGTCCCCGGGGAGCCCCATGCCGGCCACCTCGGGTGCAGGGCCGATATCCCCCCACGGTTTGAAATGGGTGAAACGGGTAACGGGTGAAAGGCGGGTGGGTGATGCGCTGCGAGATCTGCGGCGGAGAATTCCGCCCCTCCGGCCATGGAAAGCGCCAACGTTACTGTTCGGAGTCCTGCCGGAACAAGGCCAAGTACCGGCGCCGCAAAAACGGAGTGGCGTCCACTCACAGGACGAAGCCGGAACCCGCTCCGGTGGAGCTTGACCGGCGCGAATTCGAGCGGATGATGGACGACAGTCTGGAGGACGTGCTGCGCATGAACCGCGACCGGCTCAAGGCCGCGTTGCAGGACCTGTCCACGCCGGCGAACGCGCTGCCGGGCATCAGCCGGCAGCTGATCGACGTGTGCGAGCGGCTGCAGGGCATGAGCGGGCAGGGAGGCCTGTTCGACGACGAGAGCATGGAGGTGGTCGAGGATGTCGGAGCGTCGATTGTCTGAGCTCGCCCGGCATCTGGTCGTCCCCGACGGAATCGCGGGCAGTGATTTCAATATGGTCAACCGTGCGGCGGCGCGGATCGGCATCCGGTACGACCTGTGGCAGCAAGGGTTCCTGTACCTGCTGCTCGCCAGGAAGGCGGACGGCAGGTACGCTTGCGGCACTGCGGGCGGCGTGGTCTCCTCCTGCCGGCAGATCGGCAAGACGTTCACCGTGGGCAGCGCCATTCTGCTGCTCGCCGCGGCCAGACCGTTGAAGGTGATCTGGACCGCGCACCACACGCGCACGTCCGACGAGACGTTCGCCAGCCTGTGCTCGCTGGCGGAGCGGCCGAAGCTCAAGCCGTACGTGGCGGGCATCCGCCGCGCCAACGGCCAGCAGGAGATCCGTCTCGGCAACGGGTCGCGCATCATGTTCGGCGCCAGGGAGAACGGGTTCGGCCGAGGCCTGACCGGCGTGGACATGGAGATCTTCGACGAGGCGCAGATTCTGACCGTGCGCGCCCTGTCGAACCTCGTGCCGATCACCAACACGAGCCCGAACCCGCTGATCGTGTTCATGGGCAACCCGCCCAAGCCCGGCGACCCGTCGGACGCGTTCGAGGAGAAACGCACGCGTGCCCTGTCGGCGGGCGGCGTGCTGTACGTCGAGTTCTCCGCCGACAGGGACGCCGACCCGGACGACCGCGCACAGTGGGCCAAGGCGAACCCCTCGTACCCGGAACGCACCGACGAGGACGCGATCCTCAGGATGCGCGAGAACCTGCCGACGGACGCGTTCCGCCGCGAGGCCCTGGGCATCTGGGACGAGACCGCGACAAGCGTGGCCATCGACCCCGCCAAATGGGCGGCCGTGGAATCCATGCCGGAAAACCTGCCGGACGGCGGCACGTTGAACTTCGGCTTGGATATGCCGCCCGACCGCAGCGTGCTGACCATCGGATGCGCGATCCGCTACCCGGACGGTCGGGCGCTCGTCCAGATGGCCGATATCAAGGACGCGCGCCACGACGGCCTGCAGTGGGCGGTGGACTGGCTGGCCGAACGCTGGCTGAAAACGGCGAGCGTGGTTATCGACTCCCAGTCGCCGGCCACGAGCCTGCTGCCCGACCTCAAACGGGCGCACGTCAGGGCCACGGTGACCGGCATGAACGAGATGGGCCGCGCATGCGGCCGGTTCATGGACATGCTCAACGACAAAACACTCATCCACCTGCCCGACACGATGCAACCCCAACTGGCGGCCGCCGTCAAGGGCGCGACCATCCGACCGATCGGCCGATCGGGCGCGTTCGGCTGGAACAAGCTCGGCTCGGACGTGGACATCAGCCCGCTGGTCGCCTGCACGCTCGCCCTCTGGGGCGCATACACGACAAAACGACACCCCGGGCGCAAACAGGAGGTGATGTTCTGATGGTGTTCTACCTCGCCGACGGCACCCCGGTGTCCAGCGCTCCGAAGATCACCGGCAGCAGCTGGCTGGACACCGGATCGGCCAGCATAGGCGCCATCGGAGGCGTCGAGGACGGGGACATGCCCGTCATCCGCGAGCTGCTGAAGGTGTGGCGCGACAAATACCCGCGCAACGCGATCCGCGGAGCCTACTACGACTGCAAGGAACGGTTCAAGGATTTCGGCATCAGCATCCCCGACCGCATCAAAAGCAAGGTCGAGGCGATGATCGGATGGCCCGAACTGGCCGTACGAAGCCTGTCCGACCTGTCCGACCTGCAGGGGTTCAGCGTCACGGGCGACGACACACTCGGCATCAACGAGCTGTTCGACGACAACATGCTCGACGTGACCGCGGGCGAGGCCATCGTCAGCGCCTACAAGCATTCCTGCAGCTTCCTGACCGTGGCCGCGGACCCGGAGCACACCGACCGCATCCAGATCATCCCCAGATCCGCCGACTGGTCGGCCGGAATCTGGGACCGGGCGCGCCACCGTCTCGCAGCAGCCCTGACCATCACCCAATCCGACGACGACGGGAGGATATGCGGATTCAACGTATGGCTTCCAGGCCGCAACTACGTATGTTCCGCACGAATGGGCAAATGGAACGCCGAACGGTATGACACGGAATTCGACCAGCCCACGGTGGTCTCGCTGGCCTACGACAGGCAGATGGACAGGCCGTTCGGCCATTCGCGCATCAGCCGGAGCCTGATGAGCCTGGTCGACGCCGGCTTCCGCACCGTCGTCCGCATGGAAGCCAGCGCCGAATTCTACAGCGTGCCTAAACTGTGGTTCCTGGGCGCGAACAAGGACGCGTTCAGCACGAACACGTGGACCAGCCTCATCCAGGCGATCAACGCGATCAGCGCCGACGAGGACGGCAACATCCCGCAGATCCACCAGGTGCAGCAGGCCAGCATGACCCCGCACAGCGACATGCTCAAGACCATGGCCATGCTCGTCGCCTCGCAGACACGGGTACCGGTCGACTACCTGGGCATCACCCTGGACAACCCGACCAGCGCCGAGGCCATGGCCAGCGCGGAACGACGGCTCACCCGCATCGCCGACCGCCAGAACGTCAGCTTCGGCCGCGAGATCAAACGCGCCATGGGCATCGCCTGCGCCCTACGCGAGGGACAACACGAGATCCCCGACGCCATGCGCGACGTCTACCCCGTGTGGGCTCCCACCAGAGAGATCAGCGACGCCGCCCGTGCCGACGCGTTCACCAAGATCGCCGACAAGGTCACTGGATACGCCGACAGCGACGTGGGCCTCGAACGCCTGGGACTGAGCCACGAGGAGATCGTCCGGCTGAAGGCCGACCAGCAAAGGCAGCGCTCGCAGCGCCACATCGACCAGCTGATCGACAGCGTGACCGGATCCGGAAAGGACGTTGCCGATGGCGGAGAAGGAACGGCCCAGGGCGAATGACCTGCTGAAGGCGGCGCTTGAAAAGGCGGAGAACGACTACGAGACCAATCTCGACAACCTCATCGACGCCGCCACGCAGGCCATCGAGGACGCATACGATCCGGAAACCGGATCATGGCGAGCCGGACGGGATCCGCGAGACATCATCCGGGAGTTCACCAGGGACGCCGGGGAGCTTGCCAACAGCTACTACGACGTGCAGCGGGGATTGTGGGAACGGTACGCCGGCCTCAGCCTGCCGGAGTTCGACCACGCCGACCCCGTGGAGGTCGACCGTGTCCTGTGGCAGCAGATGAAGGGGTTCTCCAACACCGACTTCAACGGCCTGACCTACAAGCAGGTCATGGCGGGCCAGTCCAGGGCCGGCCTGACCATCGAGGACCTGTGGCCCGACCTGTCGAACCCGGACGACGTGCAGCAGCTCATCGCCGACATGATCATGACCTCCACCAGGTTGACCACGCAGCGCAACCTGCGCACCGACCCCAGCGAGCCGAGATGGGCGCGCTTCTGCCACGGCGCGAAACCATGCGCGTTCTGCGTCATGCTCGCCAGCCGAGGATACGAATACCTGAGCAAGGAGACCGCCCAGCTCGGAGGCGGATTCCACGACGGCCACTGCCACTGCACGGTGGGCGTCAGCTGGGGAGCCGACAAGACGATCCTCGACAAACAGCGCGAATGGAAGGACATGTACAAGGCAGCCGTCGCCGAGGCCGGCGACGACCGCGATACCAACGCGGTCATGGTCGCCATGAACCATCTGTACCCCGACAAGCTGAGAGGAGGGGTCTACGAGCTCAGCCGTCCATGGCCCGAAGACGTGGTCCACGTCAGCGGAAGATTGTGGCGGCACATCATCGACGGCGATCCCACCGGCAAGGGCGGCCACGCGGCATGGGCCACCATCGAAGACAAAACCCATTTCCCCGACGATTGGGACGTGGAGAAGATAAAATGGGCCGTGAACGAGACCATAGCCTCACCCGACACCGACGAGCCGGGGGCACGGCCGATGAGCCGGCAGATGGCCAAGACCATCGAAGGCGTGAAGGTGCTCGTGAAACTGACCCGCAGGAAGAACGGATGGCGCGTCAGCACCGCGTTCCCGGACGTAGCCGACAAGAGAGGGGTGAACACCTGATGGACATGCAGCGCCGATACCGTGACATGGCCGACAGGCTCAAACCCCTTGCATGGGACCATCTGACCGCCAACCAGCAGGCCATGGTCGACGCGTGCCTGAGCGCGGGGGAGCCCTACGAGGCCATGCTCGACCTGCTATGGGTCGCGGGCGTCAACGGTGCTGACAGGAACATCGTCGCCGACGCCGTGGCACTGCTCGACGACGAGGACAAGGACGAATTCATGAAACTGCTCGAATAAGCGGTTCATGCTTATGCATCAAAAGCCATCACGGCATCGCCGTGGTGGCTTTTCTTATGCCCGGAAACGGGCGCATCGATTTCGGCGGCCCATGCCGTCCGGCGACCCTCGCCGCACGAGGGGAGAACGGGAACCGTACCGTGGCGGCCCGTGGCAACTCCACACACGGGACCAGAAAGGCATAGCAGATGTTCATGCACGCATGGAACCACAGCAACCGCATCCGCCTCATCGACGGGGGAGTGCCGGGCGGAGGCTCCGGCGAGGGCGATCCGAAGACGTTCACCCAGGAGCAGGTCGACGCGATCGTCGAATCCCGTCTCGCCAAGGAACGCGGCAAATACAAGGACTACGAGGAACTCAAGGCCAAGGCCCTGAAGTTCGACGAGGCCGAGAACGCCGGCAAGAGCGAGGTCGAGAAGCTCCGCGAGGAGAACGCCGCCCTGCAGAAGCGGATCGACGACGCCGCGGACGAAAAGCAGCACGCCGAATGGGTCGAGGAGGTCTCCAAGTCCAAGAACGTGCCCGCCGGCCTGCTGCGCGGCTCCACGCGCGAGGAGCTGGAGGCCCACGCCGACCTGCTGTCCGCCGCCCTGCACCCAAAGTCCAAGGCATCACCGATGCCCAACCAGACAGCTACCCCGAACAACCCCAAGACCGAGGACTCCGACGCGAGCCTGCGCTCCTACGTGGGCCAGCTGTTCGGACGAAACGAATAACCGAAAGGACCAATCATCATGACAATGGACACCACCAAGATCAAACTGCCCCACGAAGTGGCCACCGTCATCACCAAGAAGGCCAAGGACACCAGCACCATCGCCGCGCTCAGCACGGCCGAACCCCAGCTGTTCCTCGACAAGGACTACATGGTGTTCAACGGCAGCAGTGAGGCCGAGGTCGTGGCCGAGGGCGCGCAGAAGAGCAGCTACGAGGAGACCCTCACCCCGGTCGTCGGTAAACGCTTCAAGGTCGTCACCACCACGCGCGTCACCTCGGAGCTCAAGTGGGCCGACGAGGACAACCAGCTGCAGATCGTCAAGAGCATCCAGGACGACCAGGCCAAGGCATTGGGTCGAGTGCTCGACTACGTGGTCTACCACGCGTTCAACCCCAAGCCCAAGACCACGCTCGACGGGTTCACCGCCCTGTCCGCGTCCGCCGTGCAGGTCACGTCCTCAGGCGACGAAGTGGCCGACATCGACGCGCTGGCCGAGGCCGTGTCCGACGAATACGACATCAACGGCATCGCCCTGAGCAAGACATGGGCCGCTCAGCTGCGCAAGCTGCGCGTGCCGTCCACCGGCATGCGCCTGTACCCGGAGATCCCGATCAACCTGCAGGTCGGCAACCTCGACGGCATCCCCGCCGCCACCAGCGGCACCGTCAACGGCCGGCTGATCACCCCGGCGACCGGCGTGCTCGCGTTCCTGGGCGATTTCAGCCTGATCAAGTGGGGCATGGTGCGCGACATCACCAGCGAGATCATCGAGTACGGCGATCCGGACAACACCGGCAAGGACCTGAAGGGCTATAACCAGATCGCCTACCGCACCGAGGCGCTCTACTCGTACGCGATCCTCGACCCCAAGGGCATCGCCGTGCTCAAGGTGGGTGAGTGACCGTGGCGTACCCGTCCCAGACCCTCATCGTCCAGAAGCCCGGGAAAAAGAAGAAGCCCGGCCCGTTGAGCATGCCCGTCGAACTCGTCAACCCAGACGGCAGCCCGTTCGCCGGCGGCGGCGACTCCGCGATCACGTCCGTGCAGGTCACCGTCGACGACAACACCGGCACCCCGTCCTGCACCGGCAGCGTCCAGGACGGCGTCCTGAAACTCGCCTTCAAAAACCTCAAAGGCACCGCAGGCGCAGCCGGAGCCAAGGGGGACAAAGGCGACAAGGGAGACACCGGCCCAGCGGGGCCCGCCGGCGCCGACGGCACGAGCTTCACCAAATGCGCCGTCGTGCCCGACGTGAGCGGCGAGGACGCGGCCGCCGCGATCGCGACGGTCAACGCGCTGCTCGCCAGCCTGCGCGCGGGCGGCGTGCTCAACGCGAGCTGACCGAAGGGAGGCGTGACATGACGGACGACGAGAAACCGCCGGAGCCTCCCTTCGCCACCACCGAGGATCTGGAAGCCCGATGGCATCCGCTCACCGAGTCCGAAACATCGAAGGCGCGGACGCTCCTGGATGACGCGTCGGACAAGATCATGAGCGAATGCCCCGACTGGCGCAGGCTCCGTACGGCCACGCTCCGCCGCGTCTGCTGCGCGATGGTCAGACGCGCCATGACCGCCGACGCGACGGGGATACCGGACGGCGCCACCCAGTTCAGCCAGACCACCGGATCATTCACCGACTCTGTCACCCTGGCGAACCCCAACGGCGACCTCTATCTCACCTCGGGCGAACGCCGCGACCTCGGCATCGGCCGGCAGCACGCCTTCTCGATCGACATGAGCAGCGGGGAGGTGCACGCATGATCCCGTCGGACTACGAGACCGTCGACGTCAAACGCAGTACCGTCACGCTGGAGGACGGCGTGCGCACGCCCGGCGAGCCCGTGCACGTGGGCTCGCTGGGCATGCTGGTCGCTCCCGGCTCGTACGAGCGGGAGGACGAGGTCGGCCGCCGCACGGTCACGTTCGGCGCCGACCTGTACCGGCGCGGGCAGCTCCCGTTCGACATCCACACGGGCGACCTGCTGCTCGTGCGCGGACGCCTGCTGACTGTCACCAGGACCCCGGAGGAATGGCGGCGCGGCGACCGCGTCATCGGCGTCCAACTGCACGCCGAAGAGGGGAGGGCCACGCTATGAGATTCGCCAGGTTCGTCTTGAACCGCAGGAACGTGCAATCACAGCTGCTGCGCAACACGCAATTGCTCGACGAGGTGCAGTACCAGGTCGAGGGCATGGCGCAGGTGCATCCGAGCATCACCGTGTACCGCAACGACGACGGCGACCGCGGCAACGTGGTCGCCACCGCGCCCATGAGCGTCGAACAGGCGCACGGCGTCCTGTCGAAGATCCTCGCCGGGGTGAAGCTATGATGCCGCACCTGATCGGCCTCGACCCGTCAATCATGCTGTACCGGGGCCTGAGTGCCGCGCTCCCGGAGATCACGTTCGGCTGGGACATGCCCGAGGGCGACGGACCCAAGTGCCTCATGGTGGTGGATCCGGGCCGGTATCCGACCCCGGTCACCCAATCCATGACCCTCCGCCTGACCGTCGTCGACCGCCATGCTGACGGCAGCGGCGACTGGGCGGCGGCATGCGCCCTGACCCGCCGCATCCACCGGTGGCTGCTCCAACATGCCACCAATCATCCATTGTGCGCCGCGGAGGTCCAGTCCGGACCATTGCGCACGTACGACGACCGGCTGGGCTGCGAGACCGCGTACAGCACGGTCCTGCTGACCGTCACAGCCACACCCACTATGTAAAGGAGCCAACATGGCAGAAGAAGAGACCACCACAGGCGTGAATCAGGGCGCCGGCAAGACCACGACCGTGCGCGCCGTCTCGACCGCGCCGAGCAACGGCCTGGAGGCCAGCCTCATGGCCGCGGGAGCCACCGGCCTGGAGTTCGTCGGCAACGGCAACAACGCCGACATGGTCAGCCTGATCAAGGAAGCCGCCATCTTCAAGTACGACGTCGACGCCGAGGACGTGGGCGAGCTCGGCCCCGAATGGAAGCCCGGCAGCGGCAAGCAGCCGCTCGGCTACTTCTCGGAGGACGGCATCACCATCCATCCGGAGGCGGGCGACGACAACGACTTCACCGCGCACAACGGCGACACCGTCGTCAGCATGACGTCAGGCGGCTATTGGACGGTCCAGTTCGCCGCCCTGGAAGGCAAGAAGGAGGTCATCGAGACCTACTTCGACACCACCGTCCAGTCGGATGGCAGCATCACCGTTAGCACGAGCGACATCAAGAAGTACGCGCAGTACGTGATCGCCGGCCTGACCCAGACGGAGAAGCTCATCCTCCTGCACATCCCCAAGGCCAAAGTCAGCGAACGCGACGACATCGCCTGGACCATCAGCGACCTGCAGAACTTCAACATGACCCTGCGCATGTTCAAGGGCGGCACCACGGCGCCGTACCTGTTCAAGGCGTGGGGCTTCGCCCAGGACGTGCCCGCCAGTCCCGCCGCCTGAACCGAGGCACCCTCATTCCGGCGCCCCGCACGCTTTCTCCTATCGGCGTGCGGGGCGCTCCCATACCCACCCAGATAGGAGAAACCCGAAGATAGGAGACCCTTATGAGCGAGCAGACCGTCATCACCCCCAGCACATTCGACGAATCCGAGGACCCGCGCCCCGTACGCATCCAGTACGGCGACGTGAAGATGCGACTGCCACGACTGGACGACAGCACACAGCTGCCATTGGCCATGATCAGCGCGGGCATCATGATCGTCAGCAAGGGATGGAACAACCTCACGCAGGAGGAGAAACTCAACTTCATGGGCGTCATCCTCGCCTACCTGATCCGCGAATACCCATTGCTCGAAGTCGAGATGGACAGGAAGAGCGGCGACAAGCTCAAGGACATCGGCCTGATCATCAACGCGTGGGCCAAGGCGGGTCATACCGACCCAAAAGCCTGATCCTCATCAGCCTGTGGATCGACCACCGGGCCGCCCTCCAATACGACTGGCACCAGGCATGGGGCGGTCCGCTCGACCTGAAGACCCTGTCATTGCATGAGGCGTGGCCCATGTGCCGGGAGATCCTCAAGGACCGCTCATCGCACAGCTTCGCCGCACTGGCCGGGTGGAGCTTCATCCCCGACCCGGCCGACAAGTACATCCACGCCGCCAACCAGGGAGCGGCCAAACACCGCAGGCTCACGCCCGCGTGGGAGAGGCCCGACAAACTGCTCGGACCCGAACACGCCGCGGCCCGGCCGGTGCCGAAGCGTGACGAGAGGCTGCGCGGCAGGCTCAAGGCGAGGCTCGGACTCCACGACTGAAAGGACGGTGGTCATCGATGGCGCAGGATCTCGGCACCGGGTACATCCTCATCCAGCCCTCCACCAAGGGGTTGGGCAAGGCCATCGAGGATCCGTTGAACACGGCGGTGCAGTCCGCGTCCAAGTCAGGCGGCAGGACCATCCTCAGCAAGGTCGGCGGAGCGTTCAAAACGGTCGGCAAGGTCGGCCTGGCCGCGATCGGCACGATCGGCGGCGGGCTCGCCGCCCTGACCGCCAAGGGCGGGTTCGACCGCGCGCTGAACATCGAACGCGCCCAGACCAAGCTCAAGGCCCTCGGGCACGACACGCAGAGCGTGGACGCGATCATGGACGACGCGCTCAACTCGGTCAAGGGCACCGCGTTCGGGCTGGGCGACGCCGCCAGCGTGGCCGCCACCCTGGTCGCCAGCGGCATCCAGTCCGGCACCCAATTGGAGACCGTGTTGGGCACGGTGGGCGACGCGGCGCAGATCGCCGGCGTCGGCTTCAAGGACATGGGCGTCATCTTTTCGCAGGTCGCCGCCAAGGGCAAGCTCCAGGGCGACGAGATGCTCCAATTGATGCAGGCCGGCATCCCCGTCCTCCAGTACCTCGCCGACCACTACAAGATCACGACGGCCGAGGCGCAGGAGATGGTCTCCGCCGGCAAGGTGTCGTTCGCGGACTTCGAGGCAGCGATGCGCGAGCACATCGGCGGCGCCGCCCAAAGCGCGGGCGAGAGCTTCGACGGTGCCATGGGCAACGTCAAGGCCGCATTGAGCCGGCTGGGCGAGACCGTGGCCACGCCGGTCATCAACGGGCTGACCAGCATGGCCAACCAGGCCATCCCCATCATCGACAACTTCACCGCCACCGCCCAACCCGCACTGGAGAAGGTCGGCACGGCCATCCAAACCGGATTGGAGAACGCGCTGCCCGCCATCGGCAATTTCTTCTCCCAGGCGCAGACCGTGGTCGGCCAGGCGGTCGCCGCCATCCAGTCGAACGTCGACCAGCTGATGGCCACGCTCGCGCCCATCGTCCAGCAGGTCATCGGCACGCTCAAGGGCGTATGGGACTCGTTCACCGCATCCTTCAGCTCGTCAGGCGGCACGCTGAGCGGCCTGTTGGGCATCGCGTCGACGATCGTGAGCCTGATGAGCCCGCTCGGGGCGGCACGCGTCCTGTTCGAGCAGTTCGGCGGGCAGATCCAGCAGATCGCCTCTACGATCGGCCCGCAGCTGGTCAGCGTGCTCGACAGCGTGGCCGCCGTGCTCGGCGGCGCGATCGGCGGTCTCCTGCCCGGCATCCAGTCGGCGATCAGCGCGTTTCTGCCGGTGATCGGACAGGTCATCACCACGGTCGGCCAGATCGCAGCGACGGTCATGCCGGTCATCAGCAGCCTCGCGGCGCAGCTCGTGCCCGTCATCACGCAGATCGCACAGGTCGTCGGCCAACTGATGGCCACGCTCGCGCCCATCATCGCCAACCTCGTGTCCACCCTGCTGCCGGTCATCCAGAACATCGTCAGCGCGCTGATGAACCTGGCCACGGCGGTCATGCCGATCGTCATGCAGGTCATCAGCACGGTCATGAGCCTGATCCAGATGCTCATGCCCGTCATCCAGACCATCGCCACGGTCATCGGCAGCGTGGCCGGCGTCATCGCCACAGTCATCGGCCAGATCATCAGCCTGGTCACCAACGTCGTCGCCGTCGTCGTGAGCGCGGTCTCGCAGGTCACCGGCGTGATCAGCGGCATCATCAGCGTCGTATCGAGCGTGTTCGGCACGATACTGAGCGTCATCAGCAGCGTTGTGTCGGGCGTGGTGAGTGCGGTCACGGGCGCGTTCAACACGGTCGTCAACGTCATCAGCAGTGCCGTGTCCAGCGTCGTCGCGTTCATCACGGGGCTCGCGTCGAGCATCAGCAGCACGTTCAGCGGCATCGCCTCCACGATCGGCAACGCCATCAACGGCGCGGCCAACGCGTTGCGGGCCGGGTTCAGCGGCATGGTCAGCGCCGCCGGCAGCTTCGTCGGCAACCTCATGAGCACGATCGGCAGCATCCCCGGACGCATCCAAAGTGCGTTCAGCGGCGCCGCCAGTTGGCTGGTCAGCGCCGGACGCAACATCATCCAAGGCCTCATCAACGGCATCACCGGCGCCATCTCCGGCGCGATCTCGGCCGTCAAGAACGCGGTCGGCGGCATCATCGACGGCGCCAAAAGCCTGCTCGGCATCCACTCGCCATCCACAGTGTTCCGCGACGAGATCGGCCGCATGATCGGCGAGGGCATGGCCATCGGCATCCGACGGGAGACCAGTACGGTCAGCAAGGCTGGCAGCGAGCTCGCCCGGGCGAGCATGCCCGCGTCGATCCCGCTGCCCGTGTTCGACGAGTCGGCGCTCCGCCAGTCCGTGCGTCACACGGTACTGCCGATGACGCTAGCCCTGTCGGGAGGCATGGCTGTCGCATCCGGTGGCGGGACCACGTACAACATCATGATCGACGGGCGCAGCATCGAGTCGAACCGGCGGATCCGTGAGCTGCTCGCGCTGCTGGTCGAGGAGACCACGCGCACCGTCCGCGCGAAAGCCTGACACCGCACGTAAGGAGGGTCGACCATGGCTGACGGTTACGGCAATCAGGTTGGTTACTGGCGTGTGCATGTGGCCGCCTGGGTCACCTCGTACACGGACACGACCGACACGATCCACGTCGAGGCGCGCTGGCAGAGCGTGGCGGCCGGTTGGGATTATTCCGGCTGGGTCGCGGCGACCGTGTGGATCAACGGCCAGCAGGTCAACCACACCGGGAACAGCGGCAACAAGTACATCAACAACAGTGAGGTCACGGTCCTTACCGGTGATCTGACTGTCGCGAAGACCGACGGCGCCCGGAACATCACGTGCAGCGCGTCGATCGCATGGAACGGTTTCCATCCGGGTACGTCCAACGCGAGCTGTTCCGTGCCCGTGGGCGGCATCAACTACAAGAAGCCGAACCCGCCGAAGAACGTCAAGTGGTCGCGTGTGGACGATTCGAAGGTCAATTGCACGTGGCAGGCCGCGTACGATAACTCCGCGTTGAAGCCGTGGAAGCAGATCATCACCGACTGGCGGTCCTCCACGGGCGGCGCCAACTGGGGCGCGTGGTCGAACAAGGCCACGTTGAACTGGGACGCGACGAACTACTCGTACACCGGGTTGAAGGCCAATTCGCGCTACCAGTTCTCGCTGTACGCGCGTAACCAGGCGGGCGATTCGTCGCATGTGGACTCGCAGGTCATCTACACCACGCCGGACCCGCCGAAATCCGTGACGGCGGTGAAGACGGGCGACAGGACCGTGCAGATCACCGCCGACGTGAGCAACACGTACGCGTCGTGGGTGATCTTGTGGCGGCGTGTGAACGGCGGCGACTGGGAGGCGGTGCAGAAGGACGGGGCTCATTACCGTTTGGCTCCGTTGAACGGCAAGTGCGTGTTCACCGATAGCGACGCTCCCGGTGGGACTCTTGAGTACGAGTGCTTCGTGCGGCGCGTGATCTATGGCGATGGCAGTGGCATGAGCACGCCGTTGGACGATACGCTGTGCAGCACGGCCAAGGTAAGCAACAGCGTGACGACGATCACGCCGCCGTTGGCCCCTACGGTGTCGTGCGAGCAGGGTGCGGTCGCGCCCACGAACACCGCGCTCGTGTTCCGGTGGACGCCGAACCATCCTGACGGCACGGCGCAGACCTCGGCCGAGGTGGAAGTCACCCGGCAGGACGGGAGCGTTGGCACCGCGACCATTACCGGCGCCACCACGTCGTATACGCGGCCCGCGTCCAATCAGACGGTTGGCACGGTGAAGTTCCGTGTGCGCACCAAGGGTTTGGACGCGGATTGGGGCGCGTGGTCCTCCTACGTGGAGGTCAGGATCGCTGATCCACCCAGCGTGGTCATCAACGGTCCTGCTAGCCCGGTGACGGCGATGCCGTTCACGATCGCATGGTCGATCGCGGACGTGACGGGCGTGAGCATGCAGACCGTGGAGATCCTGCGCGGCGGCAGCGTCGTCTGGTCCCGGCAGTCGGGCACTGGCGTGCGCGAGCTGGAGATCACCTCGACCGATTTCCTCCCGTCGAACGGCGACCAATTGCAGATCCGCGTATCCGTGCGTGGCGGCAGCACGCTCACCGCTGCGGCGAGCACCCTCGTGGACGTGGAGTACACTCCGCCTGCTTCGCCGACGGTCAATATCCAATATGACGCGAATCTGAACGGAATCATCCAGCTCACGTTCAACCGTACCGAGCCGGGCACCATCACTCAGGAGTATTGGACCCGGTCGGAGGGTGAGCCGGATAATTCCCCGAGCGTGCTGGCTAACTTCTACACCGTTTCGCTTGGCGAACCTGACAATTCGCCATCGGTTTTGGTCCCGTTGAGCGAGGGCGAATGGCGGCCGGAGACCACGTACGCGACCGTGTACAGGGTCAATCCGGATGGGTCGCAGACGTTGATAGCCGACAATCTTGGTGACGGACAGCAGTGCATCGACCGGCTGCCGCCGTTGAACATCGATTACTCGTACCGCGTGGTCGCGCACGCCGAATCCGGAGCCACGCAGGACAAGCCGGTCGCCACGCGGATCGTCACGCGCTGCTGCGCGCTGAACTTCGGCGTGGACGCGTCCGACGCGCTCCTGCTCGATGGCGGATACGAGATCAGCGAAAACCCCTCATTGGCGACCGAAGAATACCATTTCGCGCTCGGATCCGATGACGGGCTGCCCATGAGCTACGACCTCGCCGACCTGGACAACACGATCAGGTTCTCCACCAGCTACGACTACCAGTGGGATGACGGCGCCACCTACCGGCGCATCCGCCGCCTGTCCCGCCGGTACGCGTACGCGTGGTGGCGTGGCGTGGACGGCAGCCGCGCCTACGTGCGCGCCGCCATCGGCCAGCAGCTGGCGGCGGCCGGCCCCAAGGTCAGCCTGACCGTCGACATGACCGAACTCGCGTGGGAGGAGCCGAATGGATAGCGTTCGTCACGGGATGCGGTTCACCACGAGCATCCGCGTCATGCGCGTGGACCGCGCCACGGGATTGGAGACCGGGCGCGTGCCCGGCATCCAACGCGGCGGCAGCGTCGAACGCAACATGGATACCACCGTCACTGAACAAGCCAGCCTGGATCTTGTGGGCGACGCATTGTTCGGCAGCGACCTGCTGCGCATCTGGGCCGACCTCGCGTATGCGGACGGCACCCGCGAATCCGTCCCGTTGGGCACGTTCCTGCCCGACGGGCCCAAACGCACCGTCAACGGCACTGCCGGAGCGTCCAGCATCCCGCTGACCCTGTACGGGCGGCTGCGCGAATTGTCGGACGCGCAGTTCCCGGGCGTCTACTCGGTGCCCGCCGGAACGGACCCGGTCACGGCGGCCGAGGGCATCATCGCCGAGGCCGGGCTGACCGTCGCCCCGCGCGAGGAGTGCACGTACCGGCTGGGTGCCTCGTGGACGTTCGGCATGGACGACTCGCAGTCGGGCGAGTCGATGCTGGACGCGGTCAACCAGCTGCTCGACCTCGCCGGATGGAGTGCGGCACGCACCAACCCGATGGGCGAGGTCATCCTCCAGCCCTACGTTGCGCCGGCCGACAAGGCCCCATCATGGACGTTCGAGGAGGGCCCGGGCGCACGCTTCCTGCGGAGCATGACCGACGAGAGGGACTGGATGGCGACCGCCAACATGGTGCGAGCCGTCTACTCGACGCAGGACAGGGACGTCATCGGAGTGGCCATCGACGACAATCCGGATTCGCAGTTCAGCACGGTCAGCCGTGGCCGCATTATCGCCAAAACCTATGAGTATTCGGACGTGCCCGAGGGCATGGACGACACGGACGTGCAGGCGATGGCCGACGCCAAGGCCCTGGAGCTGCTGCGCACCGAGCAGGCGGTCATCCACCGGGTCACCATGACCAATATCTACGCGCCCGTCACCATCGGCGACGTCGTCCACCTCGACTATCCGAACGGCGGCATCCAGGGCGACTACATGATACGCACGCAGCGCATCAGCCTGACCGCCGGCCTGCCCGCCGAGACCGAGCTGCGAGCCTACGTAAGGAGCACACTGTGAGCGATGACATGCCCGAGGTCGCGCGACTGCTCGGCCGGCAGCTCGGACTGGGCCTCATCCAGAACGAACAGAAAAACGCCGGCGTCACACTCCGCTACGCCACCGTCGACGCCGTGCACTCGGACGGCGGCGTGTACACGGCCGACCTGACCGTCGCCGGAGGCGAACTGCACGCGGTCCCGATGACCACGGACTGCGTCAACCTGCAACCCGGCGACCGATGCATCGTCGAAACCGCCAACCGCCTGAGCATCATCACCGGCGTCCTCGCCAGACCGGGAACGTGGACACCATCATCACACACGCCGTTGATGACGTGGTACAGCACATGGTCCGGAGTACCAGCCAATGAGCCTTCATCCGGATACGTGGAAAAACAGCAGACGATCAGCCTGACTCAGGATTCGCTGCTGCTGTGCGAGGCGGTGGCGGCGATCAGCGGCACCGGTGAATACGGTATCGCGTTTGACTTCAAGCAGAACGGGTCGAGGAAGGCGTACGTGTCGTTCACCAGTCCGCAGAAGAACGGCGGCACGTTGCGTTGGACGCCCAGCAAGACCGTGGGACTGCCAGCCGGCGAATACGACGTGACGCTGACCTCATATCACTGGGGCAGCGTCGAGATCATCGGAATCGATTCATCCGGCAACTCGAAACGCTGGATAGACCCATACATCAATACGGAACCGGTTCCCAGATACGCCAAGATCACCGCGCTCTGACGAACCGAATCCCAGTTGCTATACCTGCGCCATCTCAGGTATTCATCGAGGCCCCGCAAACCAATACGGCTGCGGGGCCTTCCCATACCCAAGTAAAAGGAAAGGAGCGAATGATATGCGTATTGTCAATCTGGCGCCCAACCCGAAAACGGTGTCCACGTCTCCGTCGGCTCCGACGCCCCGGTGGAGCACAAAGATGAAAGACGTGGGCGACGGTCTTGAGCTGTACGTCGACGAGTACCCCGCGGAGCATCTCGGCATAGGATTCGGCTACAATCCCGACATCGCGTTCGCCGGTACCGGTAAAGGCCGCATCCCGATCCCGCAGTCCGGTGATTACGTGATGTGCGTTCATGTCCGCGCGTCCGAGCCTACGGAGATCTCGACGGCCGGGCGGCTCAGCGACGAGTCGGGGTTCATCGGAACCGGCACCATGTCGAAAACAAGCAAAGTGGTGTCCGATGACGACATCGTCCGCGAGTTCACGGTGCCGTCGGCATGTTCGTTGAACGTCGTCGTCGAAACCTCCGGGCAGGCGACATCGCCTATCGTGGTTTCGCGGATGCTGGTCTGCACGAAAAGGGATTGGCGGGATCTCAATGGTCTCGGCATGTCCTACTTCGATTATGCGACCATGCCGCGTGAAGCTGGGGGGGGGTATTC